GTGCTCTTCCGATCTTATGTTTGGGGCGGCAGCAGTCCGAGCGGCTTTGACTGCTCCGGTCTTGTCTACTACGCGCTCAACGAAGCCGGGATCAGCGTTCCCAGAACGACCGCGCAGGGCTACAAGGATATGGCTACACCGGTCAATGAAGCCACAGCGCAGCCCGGCGACCTCATCTTCTTCGGCACGCAGGGCGTTGTTGACCACGTGGGTATCTACATGGGCAATGGGCAAATGGTCAATGCGACCGGTTCGTGCGTCCAGATCACAGACATCAACACCCGCAGAGCCGGGATTATCAGTTGGGGCAGAATCGGCGGCGCCACGCAGAGCGGCTCTGCTGCCTCTGCACAGGCAGGCACGCAAAGCAGCGGCTCAGGATCTTCTACTTCCTCTGGCGAACAGGGTGCATCCTCCGATGGCGGCGGCGCAGAAGAACGACTCGCCATGGACGTTGTGTTTGTCCGTGAGAACTGGAACAGCGACGGCTCCGACGCGGTGCTGCCGTGCGGAGAATTTGAGCTTGACAACATCTCCTGCAGCGGGCCACCGAACACAGTCTGCATCAAAGGATCTTCGATTCCGTTTTCTTCGCAGCTCCGGCAGACCTGCAAGAGCAAGGCATGGGAAAGCTACACGCTTAGCGGCATTGCGAATGAAATCGCCGGGAGCGGCGGTATGACCTGCATGTATGAATCGGACAGCGACCCATATTATGAGCGCGTCGAGCAGATCGACATGAGCGACATTGAGTTTCTGTCGCAGCTTTGCCATGATGCCGGCATTTCTCTCAAGGCAACAAACCGGATCCTTGTACTGTTCGATCAGCGCAAGTATGAGCAGAAGCCAGAAGTCCGCACCATCAGACGCTATGACCACAGCTATAAGACGTACCAGCTCAGCACCAGCGCAGCCGATGCGCAGTATGCGTCGTGCCGGGTGTCCTATGTCAACCCCGAAACCGGACAGTGTATTGAGGGCATCGCCAAGGTCGAGGGATACACCGAAGACCCGAACAATCAGCAGCTTGAAATCACCGCCAAGGTTGGAACAGTGGACGAAGCGAAGGAGCTTGCAGAAAAGAATCTCCGTCTTCGCAACAAATTCTGCCGCCAGGCACAATTCCTGCTGCCGGGAGATACCGACCTCGTTGCGGGCGTCAATGTCGCGCTCAAAGGCTGGGGCGGCTACGACGGAAAATACATCATCAAGCAGGCTGTCCACAAGCTGGACAGCGGCGGCTATACAACGCAGATCTCGCTGCGCATGGTATTGGAGGGATATTGATGGACGCAGAAAAAGTATTAAAGCGGCTCGTTCGCGTCGGAACTGTGACGGACATCGACAATGCCAAGCGAAAAGCGCGAGTGAAGTTTCAGGACTGCAATATGACGTCCGGATGGCTCTATGTGCTGGACACGCACCCGCACATTCCAGCTTATGACCCTGCGCAGCAGAAGACAGAGTTGCAGGACGGGCATCAGCACGACCTCACGATCAAGCCGTGGATGCCGCTTGTCAACGACACCGTCCTCACGCTCTATCTGCCTGTGTTCAACGGGGATGGCTTCGTGCTGGGAGGTATCGGATGATTGTAGGAGCACTTGGAGACGTTGTCTTTTCAGTTTCGTCGCGCACGCTGAAAACGATCAGCAATTTCGTATGGTCCGGTTCTGCGCGGTACGCCACGCATGATCTCCATGCCGGCAACAGCATTTCGGAATACACCGGCACAGACCTTGCGAAGATCACCTTTGACATTCAGCTTCTTGCTTCCCTCGGCGTTGACCCAATGTCCGAGATTTGGCGGCTGTTCGATCTGGAACGGCAGGGCGTGACGCTGCCGCTTACGATTGGCAATCATGGATACGGCCGCTATCGCTGGACGATCCTGAGCCATAAGACCAAGGCGGAGCATTATGACGGGCATGGAAACATCATCAGTGCGACGCTGAGCATTTCCTTGCAGGAATATCTACGATGAGGGGCGCACACTATGGGCTACAAAATCACCATGTCGGAGATCGGGCCGATCAGCCTGAACGAAACCGACCCTGTAAAATCCATTCTGCAGAACGTGTCCATCATCCTGCGGACGATCAAAGGCTCCTGCCCGATGTATCGCGGCTTCGGTATTGACGCTACCTTGATCGACCGCCCGATTCCTGCGGCAAAGGTGCTGCTTTTCTCTCAAATCCGCGAGGCCATTGAGGAATATGAGCCGCGCGTCCGTGTCAAGAGCGTCGATTTTGATACGCAGGAAGAAATGCAGGGCGTTCTAAGCCCTATCGTGGAGGTGGAAATCGTCGATGAGTCGTAATACCGAATTTCAGTTTGTTTCGACCGACGCTGCGGAAATCACAAATTTTCTGATTACCGTTTATGAGAACCTGACCGGAGTAAGCGTCCGCCCCGCCAGTCCGGAAAAGCTGTTCGCGCAATGGGTAGCCAGCGTCATCATTCAGGAGCGGGTCTACAACAACTACACCGCAAATCAGAATATTCCGAGCCGCGCCGAAGGCAAGAACCTTGACGCGCTGGCAGAACTGTACTATCTGCAGCAGCGCCCACAGGCAAAACCTGCTTACTGCACGGAACGGTTTACGATCTCCGAGGCGCAGACGTTCGCCATCCTCGTCCCCAAGGGGACGCGCGTCACAGACGCCAGCAACACCCTGATCTGGGAGACCGTCGCCGACGCCTACATCAGCGCAGGCGATACCTACGTCGACACCGCCATCCGGTGCCAGACGGACGGCACGGTCGGCAACGGCTACGCCGTCGGCCAGCTCAACGTGATCGTTGACGTGTTCGACTACTACACGTCCTGCACCAATATCACGACTTCCGACGACGGTTCGGAGATCGCCAGCGACGAAGAATTCTACGAGCTGATGCGCGAATCCATGTTCGCGTTTTCGACGGCCGGCGCGGTTGGCTCCTACATCTACCACGCGAAATCCGTATCTACGGAGATTGCTGACGTACAGGCCGTTCGCCCGGCTGTCGTAAAGAAAGTGACGCTTGATCTCTATACGAAAGGCGGCGCCAAGTACGCTTTTTGGGGCGGCGACACCATCGACCTGTCCTCTCTGGCGGTCTACGCCAAGGGCAGCAGCACGGCTGCGAGCGCCGACACAGATTATACCGTCACCTACGAAAACGGTCTGCTGCAAGTTGCAATCGCCGCAGACGGCGCGCTGGCAAGCGCGAGCCAGATCGACGTGTCGCTCACCTTTGACGGTGCCGGGCACGTCGATATTTATGTCCTGATGAACGACGGAACGATTGCCACGACGGAGATCAAGAACGCCGTCCTTGCCGCCTGTAACGAAAGCAAGGTGCGGCCGCTGGCCGATTATGTCAGCGTCAAAGACCCCGGCCTCGTTTCGTACAATATCGACTTCACCTACTATGTCCCCACCGACACGACGCTCTCCGGTGCGGCGATTCAGGAAGCCGTAGACGCAGCCGTCGAGGAATACATCGCTTGGCAGTCCGGCAAGCTCGGCCGCGATATTAACCCGGATAAGCTGCGCGACCTCCTGTTCCACACGGGCGTCAAGCGGATCGTGCTGCGCTCCCCGGCCTACAAGGTGCTGGAGGGCGGCAAAAACAACGCCGCGCCGCAGATTGCAAAGCTGGGAACGAAAACAATCGTGAACGGAGGCTACGAGGATGAATGAGCAGTACGGCCTCACGGTTGAGAACCTGCTGAACGTCCTCCCCGATGTGCTGCGGCAGGATGAAAAAATGCTCGCGCTCGCAACCGGCGTCGCGGAGATCCTGACGGCGCGGCCAGCCGAGATTGAGCAGAATATGCTCTATCAGCACATCGACACTCTGTCAGAAGATCTTCTCGACCAGCTTGCGCACGACTTCGGCGTAAGCTGGTGGGACAACGACTGGGATATTGAGCAGAAGCGCGCCACGTTCCGCGAGTCCTGGCACGTTCGCCGTCACCTCGGCACGAAGTACGCCGTTGAGCTGGCGTTGTCCACTTCGTTCGGCTCCGGTAAGGTGCAGGAATGGTTTGAATATGGCGGCGAGCCGAATCACTATCGCATCTTTGACGTTGACATCAGACAGGTCAACGACAATATCCGCACGTTCCTGCAGATCCTCGAAGTTGTCAGCCGTAAGAGCGCGGTGCTGGACAGTATTCGTGCAATTTCCGTCCGTGAGCTGATTCTGTACTTCGGCGCGGTTATGAGCGTCACGAAGAAATTCAAGCTCACCACGGGCGAGGTCAATACGGACATTGACATCATGGGCGACGAAGCCGGGAACGCCCTGTGCGACTGGGACGGCGGTCTGATTATGATGGATAAGGAGGCAACGGTATGACACACTGGTTGACCCCGGATGGGTACAACGTCATGCTTCGCGGGCTCATGGGCGACGCGATCAAATTCACACGCATCAAATACGGCAACGGTACGCCGGGTGACGGCGCGAACGATCTGAAGAACCCGTTGCTCTCTCTGAAAATTGCTTCTGCGACGCGCAGCGAGAAGTACGTCACACTGTCTGTGTCGTTCAAGAATGTCGAGCTGGAGATCACCGGCTTCTGGGCAACCGAAATTGGCATTTACGTCGAGGACCCCGACGATTCCACGAAGGAACTCTGCTATTGCATCTGGGAGGAAACAGAGGTCGAGAAAGCCGACTATATCAACCCCAACGTCGAGCGCCTGCTTGCATCGCAGTACGACTTTGTGGTGTTCGTCAGTGAGGCCGAAAACGTGTCTGCGGCGCTCGGCGAAACGTTGGTCTACGCAACCGTTTCGGAGCTGAACAATCACAAGAACGACCATAACAATCCGCACAAGGTCACCAAGGAGCAGATCGGCCTCGGCAATGTGGAGAACAAAGCCCTGATCGATCAGACGCCGACCTTTGTCGCGGCAAACGAGCTGTCCGACATTGCCTCCGGTGAGAAGATGGGTTCTATCCTCGGAAAGATTGCAAAGGCGCTGTCGCTGCTGAAATCGCACCTTTCCAACTTCAACAATCCGCATAAGGTAAAAGCCGCCGATATTGGCGCCGCTGCGTCGAAGCACTCGCACAACGCAAATGACATCAACGATGGCACGGTCATTGTGCAGCGCGGTGGTACTGGCCGCAACGAGTGGACGAAGAACTGCATCGTTTTCGCGGACGGTGAGAAATCGCTTGGGCAGGTCTCGGCACCATCGGAGGTTTCGCTTCTGGCGCAGGGGCCTGATTCCGCCCCTGTCTTTATGAAGTTGTCCAGTCTGGCGTTGTTTGTCACCGGCAACACGCCGCCGACGCAGAAGAATCTTTTCTGGATTGATCCGACGCCTGTTACCGGCGGCTTGAAGTATTGGAACGGCACCGACTGGGAGCACGTTCCTGTTGCTTATTCTTGATCTTAGGAGGACTCTCGCATGAAAATTCAGATTGAAGCCGAACTGTCCAATTACATCGAATCCCTGCATTATGACCGTAATTCCATTCAGGAGCTGCTGCTCATGGCGGCAAAGCAGGGCTTGAAGGACACCGACGCATACAACGCATGGATGAAGGACTACCTCGGCAAGAGCAAGGAATACGAGATCGCAAAAGCGACGCTGGAACGTGAGTTTATCATTCCTGCCGTCGGCAATGCAGCGGTTGACTGGGTGCTTGATTTCTCGACCGCCACGGTGACGGTGACGCCGCGGGAGCAGACCGATGACTAGGCCACAGGAAACCTTCACCGATATGCTGGCGCGGCTTTTCCCCATGCCGGGTATCCAGCTTGGCATCAACTCGCCGCACTCCAAGTGCATTACATTTCAGGTGACGGAAGACTGCAACCTGCGCTGCAGCTACTGCTATCAGGGCTGCAAGACGCACCGGAAGATGTCGCTTGAAACCGCCAAGGCCGCCGTCGATATGCTGCTCGCCGCAGACGAGCGGACAAATCAGTACATCACGTCCACGGAGGTTGCCGGGGTCGTTCTTGACTTTATCGGCGGTGAGCCGCTGCTGGAAGTCGAGCTGATCGACCAGATCCTCGACTACTTCGTGGCGCAGACCTTCCGCCTGCATCATCCATGGGCGACGCGCTGGAAAGCGTCGATGTCCACAAACGGAACGCTGTACTTCCGCCCGGAGGTACAGCGGTTTTTGGATAAGTGGGCAAAGCACCTGTCGCTCTCCATCAGCATTGACGGAGATAAGCAGCTCCACGATTCCTGCCGCGTCTTCCCGGACGGCTCTGGCAGCTATGATCTTGCTATCGCGGCCGCGAAGGATTACATGGCCAAGGGAAACGTCCTTGGCTCGAAGATGACGATTGCTCCCGGCAACGTCGATTATCTGTACCACGCAGTAATCGGTCTGCTGGACGCGGGGTATCGGGCGATCAATCTGAACTGCGTTTACGAAAAGGGCTGGACGCTCGACAATGCGGCTACACTCTACACACAGCTCAAACGGCTCGCCGATTTCGTCCTGCTCTCGGACGAGCAGCCGTATCTGTCAATCTTCAGCGAAAGCGTCGGCCATCCGCTTCCGGAGGACGATAATCAGAACTGGTGCGGCGGTACGGGGCTTATGCTGGCGGTTGACTGCGATGGCCTGTTCTTCCCGTGCCTGCGCTACATGGGAACCTCCCTCGGCCATGAGCAGCGGCCCTATACCATCGGCGATCTGGAACACGGCATCAACGTTCTTCCGGAACATCGGGCGCGGGTGGCAGAAATGGCCGCAGTCACGCGGCGCAGCCAGTCCACCGACGAATGCTTTGCGTGCCTGATCGCGTCCGGCTGCTCTTGGTGCAGCGCGTACAACTACCAATGCACAGGGACTCCGGATAAGCGCGTGACGTACATCTGCCCGATGCACAAGGCCCGCGTCCTGGCGAACGCCTACTACTGGAACAATCTGTACCGAAAACGCGGCGACACCGCACGTTACCGGTTGGATATTCCGGACGCATGGGCGCTTGAAATCATCCCCTATGCAGAGCTGTCAATGCTCAAATCAATCTCCAAGGAGGGCTGATTATGGCATATATCGAGGCTGAACGCTTCGCGGCTCTGAAAGCGCGTGTCAAGGCCGAGTGCCTGCGGCGCTGCCATACCGGATCTGTTGCGGAATACGGCGGCGAAAAATACGAATACACGAACAGCCCCACCGAAGATCACACCGTCGACGTGGAGCATTATGAGAAGCTGGCGCTTCCGCTGTCGAAGATCCACAGCGAGAAAGTGCCGAGCCTTGACGGCCGCAGAATCGTGTTTGACGAGGACATCACCGAGTTTGAAGCGGCGTTGACGCTCTTTGAAACACGCCCCATGACGGACAAGACGCGGGGTGACTGTGAAACGTCCTGCACGGGAGCTTGCTACACCGGCTGTTCTGGAGACTGCACAGGCGGCTGCGAAACGACGTGCTCCGGAGAATGTCAAGGTTCCTGCACGGGCTGCGGAAGCGGCTGTGCGAACACCTGCGAAGGTTCCTGCTCTGGCGGCTGTTACGGCTGCGGCGGCAACTGCACGGGCGGCTGCTCTGGCTCCTGTGATGGTAGCTGCTCTGGTTGCTCCGGTTCCTGCTCTGGCGGCTGTTCCAGCAGCTGTTCTGGCGGCTGCAAATCGTCCTGCACAGTGACCTGCGGCAACACTGGCTGCGTCGGCTCGTGCCTTGGTCTCTGCTCTGCCGGCTGCACGACCTCGTGCCAGACGTCCTGCGGCTATTGCGGGACAAACTGCACAGCCGTATCAAAGTAAGGAGGTAGCCCTTTGGAAATTGCAAGTAAATACGAAATCGCTGCGGCGAACCTCGCAATCGCCTTGCAGACGGATACTGTCTCCGTCGAGCAGCGAAGCGAACTGCGAGCGGCAATCGGCGGCAGCATCGACAAACTCGTCGACGCGCTCAACATGATTATCGTCTGCTACAACAAGCGAATGTACGCTGGCGAGATCGCGCCCGAAAAAGCCGCAAAGTGCGTCAAGGCAGAATACGCCGCCATCGGCCTTTCCAACGTGGCCGCATACGATTATTTCTCCGCGGCGGTCGGTGCGTTCTTCACGCGCAAAACCCTGATGGCGCTGTCGACCGATGAAAAGCTCGCGTGGGTGAAAACGATCTTCGAGCAGAACGAACGCTGCGGCTGTCAGCGCGTCAAAGATGCGCTGTTCATCTACTGCCTGCGGCTGCTGTCGCACATGGGCATCGTCACAGCGGATCTCTCTTTCACGAACCTCGTCATGCGCGAGATCAACGCCATCACGGAAGACCGAAAGAACGCCGCGATCATGCCGCAGGCGCTCGTCACGGAATTGTAAGGGGTGATCGTATGGCAGTAGAAAACGTAAATTCCAAGCCGATTGCCGCTTCTGCGGCGATTGCCGACTTTATCCTCGCATCGATTGGCGGCAAGGTTCGCCGTGTTCCGATCAGCACCCTTGCTGAAACGCTCACCGATGCCGAAGTTGAGCTTATCAGCGCCGCTGCGTCTGCGCTGGTGTCGGCTGCGGGCAGAGCCTGCTATATCGGCGAAAATGAAAACTGGTACGTGTGGGATGGCGCACAGGGCGCATTTATCGATTCAGGCTATCCATCGCGCGGCACACAGGGCAATCCTGGCGTAATCTTTACGCCACACGTGACCGACGCCGGTATTCTGAGCTGGACGAACGACGGCGGTCTTCCGAATCCGGAGCCCGTGAGCCTGCTCGGACCCGCGGGCGGTGTAACTTCGTTCAATAACCGCTCCGGTGCAGTTGTTCCGAAAAACGGCGACTATACCGCAGAGATGGTCGGAGCGGAAGAGAAAGACGCCGTCAAGAATCACAACGAGTCCGAGGCCGCACACAAAGCCCTGTTCGATGCGAAACTGAATACGGACGGCGACGGCGGCACTCTGAAACCCACCTTCACGCAGTCCGCGACGCGAACGCAGCTCGAATCCGGTCAGGAAATGAAAGTCCTTCTCGGTCGCATTATGAAGTGGCTTGCGGATCTCGGAACAGCCGCGTTCCAAGATTCCAGCAACTTTGAATCGAAAGGCGCTGGTTCGTCCGCAGTTACCGCGCACAACACCGCTGCGCAGGCCCACGCTGACCTGTTTGCAAAAAAAGCCGGCAAGGGCATCGCGTTCACGCTCACACTTTCTGTCGCAGGATGGTCGAACCTTGCACAGACGCTGGAAGATGCGCGCTTCCTCGACGCCGAGTATGCCTATATCGTGACGCCGACGGCCGACAGCCTCACGGCGTGGGGCGACGCAAGAATCCGCGTCGGTGACATTACGGAGAACGGCAAAATGCCGTTCACCTGCACCGATACGCCGACAAGCGCAATCTCGGTAAACATTCTCAGAGCGGAGGTCTCACAATGAGCAAGGTATTTCAGATGATCGGCGGGAGCGGTGGCGGTATCAAGCTCGCGTCTATTGAGATCACAACGCCGCCTACAAAGACCGCATACAAGGCTGGTGAGCCGTTTTCTATGGCGGGCATGGTGGTCAAAGCGACATATTCCAACGGCGCCACGCTGATTGCAACAGGCGTATCGGTCGAGCCAAGCGGCGGTCTGGAAGCAGGTCGCACCAGCGTCACCATCCGATACACGGAGGGCGGCGTATCCTGCACCGCAACACAGGCGATCACAGTCACCAAGACGAATGTGACCGTGCCGAGCCAGAGCGGAGGCCTGACCTATTCGGGCGGCTCGCAAAGCCCGGCATGGTACAACTACGATACGACGAAAATGACGCTCGGCGGCACGACCAGCGGCACGAACGCCGGCAATTACAGCGCGAAGTTTACGCTGAAAGACACAGCCCTCTATCAGTGGGCAGACGGCTCGACCGCGCCGAAAACCGTATCGTGGAAGATCGGCAAGGCAGATGGCTCACTGACGCTCAGCAAGACTTCGATCAAGCTGGAAGACGGAAAGCTGACAGATTCTTTCACGGTCACACGGCTTGGCACAGGAACAATCACAGCCGTGTCCAACCGCCCCGATATTGCCAGTGTTTCCATTTCGGGAAATATTGTGACCGTCCACAGCGTCGATGAAAACTCCGGCACGGTTACGATCACGGTTTCCGTTGCCAGCGACACGAACTACAACGCGCCGGCAAGCAAGACCTGCACCGTGTCGTGCGTGTTCGTGACAATCTTCGGCGTCTGCTGGACGTACAGCAACTCCTCTCCGGCTCTTTCCCGCCTGACGCCGAGCAACGACCCGAACGGCTATGTCAATGCCGCCGTGTCCTCGGAGCCGAGCGCTGCCATCGGCACAGGCGCTGGCAGCTCTCCATTCGACGCATTCATGCCGTGGCAAGGCATGGAGGAATACAACATCATCAACGGCGCGGTGTCGTACAAAAAGGGACAGTCCGGATTCTCCCGCACGTCCTACGATACGATGGTCTTTATCCCTGAGTTTTACTACAAGATCGTCTATAACAGCAGCCAGAGCAAGATCTATTACTACGTTGCAAACGCGCCGTTCACCGGCTTTTCCAAGCACCCCGGTTCTGGCCGCTATGTTGGTCGCTACAACACGATTGCCAGCTACTACTCTAAGTCTGGCGCGAATCCGTTGACGAACATCACACGCGCCACAGCCCGCACAAACTCCCGGAACAAGGGCAGCAAGTGGCAGCAGTACGATTATGCGTCGTGGTGCGCGGTCTGGCTGCTCTATCTCGTCGAGTATGCAAACTGGGACAGCCAGAGCAAGATCGGCAACGGTATTGTCGGCGTATCGTCGGTTTCCAAAACAGGCACGACAGACAGCATGACCTACCATACGGGCACGGCAGCTTCGTCCAGAACAAGCGCGGGTGGTGTGCAGTATCGCGGCATTGAAAATCCGTGGGGCAATGTCTACGACTGGCTCGACGGCATCAACTTCAACAACCGCGCGGCTTATATCTGCACCGATCCGTCGAAGTATGCGGATGATACGTCCACCAACTATACATCGGCAGGACTCAGCCTGCCGAGCAGTGACGGCTATATCAAGACGCTTGGTAACTGCACGGCGCTCCCGTGGGCGTTCATTCCGACCGGAACCGGAGGAAGCCAGACAACCTACGTCCCCGACTACGTGTATTCGGGCACCGGCTGGCGTCTGCCTGCCGTCGGCGGCTCCTTTAACGTTTCCGCTGCGTATTGCGGCCTGTTCTTCTTCTTTGGCTACTACAATTCGTCCAGCGCGAACTCGTTCATCGGCGCCCGCCTCCTTTACGTAGATCGGAAGAGC